GATGGAGTTGCTGATACTATTGACCACGCTCTCTTTGGTGGGGGTAGTTCTAAACATTAAGAAGCGCCGCGAGGGTTTTTGGGTGTGGATGATAACGAATAGCAGTTGGGCGGTATACGATTACAGTATCGGTGCCTGGGAGCAGGGCATCCTATTTACCGTGTACTTTTTTCTTGCGGTGTGGGGATCCTGGTCCTGGAGATTACGCGATGAAGTTTTTATTTGGCCAAGGAGAACCTAATATTAGCCCGCGCGTGTCGGCTTGGTAAGCGCCTCACGCCGCTTCATGGTGTGTGCCACAGAAAGAGCGCACCAGCCAAGCCGGCACCCGGGACCATTAACCAGGAGGAACAAATGGCAGACGAAAAGAAAGTATCGATTGTAACACAGATTGCCGCGTTGTTGTTTTACAACGCGATGAAAGAAGATAAGAAAGGCGAGCCTTGCCCTCAGTTTGAAGAATTGGAAGAAAAAAAACAGCATCCGTATATTGCGCGGTCCGTGGAGATGATGGGAGCGCTCGACAAGCTCAATCTTAAGATCATTCTCCGTCCGGATGCGCGTAAGGAAGAACTTACCGAAGCCAGGAAGGTCGAAGAGCTGAAAGAGGTTATTGGGGGATTCGTCAAAGGTCTTAAGACAACCAAGCCGGCACTATTCCCTGTTGAGGAGTTGGCCTTGCGGATATTGCGCAGATGAGGATTTTGGCCGATCAGATAAACAAGTACCGGGTAAGAAGTGGGCCATTAGCATCGGATGATTCATTTGGTTTTGATGGTGCTTTTTTGGTTCCACTTGCTGTTGGGGTGGTTGCCGTAGTGATCTGTTCGGAAGGGATGGGGTGGGATCATGTTTCCGCGAGCCTTCCTGATCGGTGTTTGACTTGGGATGAGATGTGTCGCATAAAGGATCTGTTTTGGCGTGAGGACGAGTGCGTGATGCAACTCCATCCTCCTAAAAACGATTACGTGAATAGGCATCCTTACTGCTTACATTTGTGGCGTCCGCAAAAGCAAGAGATTCCTTTGCCTCCCAAGGAGATGGTCGGATGAAGGATTATTTCTGCATCCTAGAAGTTTCTTCTGAAGCATCGATTGAAGATATCCGCAAAGCGTATCGCCGACTTGCACTTATTCATCATCCGGATCGCGGCGGAGACGTCAGGAAAATGCAGGATATTAACGAAGCGTATGAGGTGCTTTGTAAAAGGCGTGGCGCGGATCCCGGGGTAAGGATGGAGGACGTGATGCGTAAAGCGCAAGCGCAGCAAAATAACGCGCAAGAGTATTATTGGAATTTCCAAGGATCCGGTAATACCACGTCCGGACCTACGTATGAAAAAATGCGTGATATCTGGGAATGGATTAATCAATTTGATGGGAACTTCGATGAATAAGTACGCGAACAAAAAAAAGAAGTGTTTTTCCGGGCATCTGCATGCCTCCCGACTCGAAGCGAATCATTGCAACTCGCTCTTGGCTGATAAACAGGCCGGGAAGATTAAGGGATATTATTCGCAGTATCCCTTTGTGCTGATCCCTGGTCAAGACGGAGAGGAGCCGATCAAGCACATCGTTGATTTTCTCGTCATGCTGGAGGACTGGGCGCCGATCCACGGATTGGGTAATTGTGTTGAGGTTCATGAGTGCAAGGGGTATCCGACTGAAGTGTGGAGAATCAAGCGCCGGCTATTCAAGCAGCTGTATCCGCATATACCATATAAAACATTTTATCGAGGGGGTGAAGAGTGGACCAAAGCGAAAAAAAAGGAGTTTCTCAAGCACCAGCCGGTGATCTTGGCGCGATAGTCGAGGAATGTATGGATGCACCCGGGTACGTCATTTTCGTAGGGGTTTTGTCTAATGAACGCAACAGCGATGGAAACGTGAAAATTAATTTTAAGTACCGCCGGTATCATTTTGCGATCGAAGACGTAGCTAAGGGGTTGGTTGCTTTTAAGCAACACATGATCAGGGACCTGGAGAAAAAAGAATAATGGAAACGGCTTTGGAAAAGTTCCAGAATGCAATGAATAAGACTTCTCTCCATTGGACCAAGTGTATCAAGGTTACGGCTCAGGGAGGAAAAATCGTCTTTATTGAGTGCGAGGGGTTTTGTTTCAAAAGCGATTCGAGGCGTGATGAAAAAGCTGGTTGCACAATTAAAAAGTAAGATTCTCTTTTGGTGGTATGGTGATTATTATGGCCATAGGGACATGGTCCTTTTCTGGTCAACGATATTGCTGGGATTTTTTTTGGGTCTTATATCTGTAACCTCTTGTGCCAAAAAGCCTTGACAAACCATAGTTTTTGTGATTTAATTTTAGTGTGAGGTAACAAAGCTGGTTCCCTAATGGAGCACCCGAAAGGAACCGGTACAATTTAGAGTAACTAAGCTCCCGACGGAAAAACCGAAAGAGCGATTTCTTAGTATCAACTAAGAGGTCGCTCTTTTTTTTGTTACTGGTGGAGGAGAATGATTAAAAACTCAAGCGTACATTTTACAGGATCATTCGATTCTAAGAAATCATGCGTCAAACTTGGCGGAAACGGATCCGCTGAGGTGATCATCAAGACCGATGCGAAACAGGTGGCATCGGTTTTTCCGTTTATAACCCAGTCGCAGGACTGCAATATTGAGGTTAGTTTCAAGAAGCTACCCGGGAGTTACCCGAATGGATCAGAAAAAGAAGTTAAGCAATCCCCGAAGCGTCCTAAGATCTACCGGTAGGATCCCCGGCAAGGGATCGACCGGTCCCAAGCTGGGAGGTAAGAAAGAAAAGTACCGGATTGAAATTTGTAAGATGCTGGCCCTGGGTTTTAACCCCGGGCTTGTTTCCCAGGAGATGAAAGACCAATTCGGGATCGTGATATCAAGGCATACGATCCGGAAATCGTACCAGCAGAATCCTAAGCGCCGCAGAACGATAGAGGCCTTAAAGGATCGGGCAGCCGCAGAGCTGATGAAGCATCCGTTGGCCGACAAGCGAGTGCGCTTAGGATATCTTCTCCGGGCATTGCAGCACGCATTGACCTGGGGGACTGACAAGCTGTATTTTGACAAGGATACCGGCAAGCTCCTGGGTAAGGTCGAGAAAGTCCAAATTGGAGCGGTTCCGGCATTGATCAAAGAAGCGCGCGAAGAGATCGAGGGCGTACGCGCCGGTGATGGAGCCCAGGCAAAAAAGAAGCTTGATCTGCTCCAGGTGATCAAAACTATTTCAAAAGATGGACAAACAACCATTATCGAAAACAGAATTGGAAGCGGCGAGGGCGAAACCCCTCGAGTGGATCAACCTGGCGCTAGGAGTTACCAAGTTCTCTAAGGGGCAAGCGCAGATATGCGAAGCTATTCCTCGGTCGATTGCGGAAAATAAGCCGATCATCGTTCCTTCAGCCAATATGCAGGGCAAGGATTTCCTTTGTGGCCGCATCCCCTTGTGGTTCCTGTTTTCATACGCTCCCTCCAAAGTCATCATTACCGCACCCACAGACAGGCAGGTCAAAGAGGTCATTTGGGCCGAGCTTTCAACCGCGTGGAATAATGCGCAGGTTGAACTTCCCGGCCGGCTGCTTTCGTGCAAGGTAGACGTTGAGCCGGACTGGTTTATCCTGGCTTTCACCACAAGAGAGTCCGGGGATCAGACTGGTAAGGCCCAGGGTTTCCACTCCCCCAATGTTTGCGTGATTATCTCTGAAGCCCAGGCCGTTGATGACAAAATCAAAGAACAGCTTGACTCTTTGCTGGGAGGTGAACATAACCTTTTGATCGAAATAGGAAACCCTTTGCGGACCACAGGATTCTTTGCTCGTGACATCGATGACACCACAAATAACATCGTAATTCAGCTGGATGCGCTTGACTCCCCGAATTACCGGGAAAAGAAGATCGTGATCCCGGGGATGGCTAGTTTTGAGTGGATCGAGAAACGCCGGAAGCTCTGGAATCCTGAAGGTACCGAAGATGATCCGCGCTGGCTGGCCAGGGTCCGCGGCCGCAAGCCCATGTCTTCGATCGATACGCTTTTTACGCTTGATCTGGTTGAACAGATGATCAAGCAGCAGCCGAAGCAGGTAGTGCGCAAGATCGTCACCTCATGCGATCCTGCGCGCGAGGGCGATGACGAGTGCGTGATCTACGGGGGAATATCCGGACGCGTTGCAAAGCAGGATATCCTTATAAAATCTAAGGCAGAGGTTGTATGCTCCCGGATCCTGCAGATGACGAAGCTTGTGGGGGCAAATCACATCATCATAGATTGCGATGGTCTTGGCGGTCCTATCGCCGATTTTGTGCGCATCCTTAAGCCTCAGTCGATAACGCTTCAGGAGGTCCACTCGGAGGGCACTCCGGATGACGAGCAATACGAAAACCTTAAGGCGGAAATGTGGTTTTACGCGCAAAGGGAAGCCGAAGAAGGCCGCGAACAGATCCCGGATGATGAATATTTGAAGCAAGAGCTCCAGGAGATGAAGTATTTCATTAACAAAAAAGGCAAGATCCAGATTGAAAGCAAGGAAGACCTGAAAGACAGGATCCACAGATCGCCGGATCGTGCCGATGCATGGGTGATGAACGTGTGGGCCAGGAAGACTTCGAAGGTGATTCACAAGATGGACGCTTACTCTGATGATCCGGATGGCCAGGAAGTATCTTCCGGAGCCAAGAGCGCGATGGCCGCGTAAAGGAGTTTAAGATGGCAGAGGAAGTACAGAAAACGCCGGGAGAGATTCAAGATGAGGATTTGCGCCGGGAAATCGATGCGCGCTGGAAAAGGTGTGAAGCTCATTATGGTCCCTGGGATGAAGTAGGAAAAGAAGATTATAACTTCGCCCTGGGAGAACAGTGGACAGATGAAGACAAAAAAGCCCTGGAGGCGCAAGGGAGGCCTTGCCTGACGTTTAACCGGATCCAGCCGATCCTTAACCTAGTTGGCGGATATCAGCGCGAAAACTCGGCCAGGATCAAGGTCAACCCTGAGGGAGGGGAAGACGCCACTTTTTCCGAAGTATGCGATAAGGGAATCCATTTTATCGATAAAACGTCGCACCTTAGTTTTAAGCTGGGGTACCTCTTCGATGATGGCACGCATTGCGGTAAGGGATTCCTAGAGGCGATCATCACATACGAAAAGGATCCAATCCGAGGAGAAGTGCGGTTTAAACAGCGTACCCCTTATCAGGTGCGCGTGGATCCTGATTGCACAGAGTACGACATGAACGAAGGAGCCGGATACCTGTTTAAGGCCTGCAAGCTTTCACGTCGTGAACTGGTCACTTTATTTCCCAAGAAGAAAAAGCTTATTGAGGGGTTTGTTGAGGATAACGACGACTATATGGCCAACGGTTCAGGGGATGAATCCGTAGGCGATGATGATGACTACGGTAATAAGCCGAATTCCACAAGTGCTGTTAATAAGACTTCTGATGATTCCGACGGTGACGATGATGCGCTTGAATCTGATCAGAAATTCACTCTTAAGGAATACTGGCGGTATAAATATGTCACTAAGTTCTTTGTTATCGAGCTTGAAACCGGTGAGCCGCGCCGGTTCGATAAAAAAGAAGAAGCCGAATCCTTTATCATAAAGCAGACATCCGGGAAAGTAATCGAGCGCACGGTCCCGGAGATGTGGGTTGCGGATAAGATTGCCGGGCATATTGTCCAAGATATTGTTTCTCCTTTTGAGCCGTATTACTCAGGATTCCCCTTTTTCCGATATTTGGCCAACTGGGCGCCAAACGCAGAAAGCGAAGTCTTGCGTGTCCAGGGGATGACCAGGGCAGTCAAGGATCCTCAGCGCGAAAAGAACAAATCGAAGTCCCAGTATTTGCACATTCTTAACACGCAGGCTAACTCTGGATGGGTGGGGGAAGAGGATGCGTTATCTCCAACGGGATGGAAGAAGCTTGAAGATCTGGGATCTAAACCTGGCGTGATCGTAAAGGTTAAAAAGGGGTACTACGAAAAGCTGCGCGAGATCCAGGCCAAAGGGCCAAACCAGGGGCATTTGATCCGTGAAGAGAAAGCCGATGAGGAGTTCAAGCAGATCCTGGGGATCAATCCGGATCTCATGGGGCTGCAGGAAGGTACCGCCTCGGGCCGCGCGATCGCGTTGCGCGTGAAGCAGGCGATTATGGCGTTGGTGCGCTTGTTTAAGAATTACCAGTACACAAAAGAGATCCTGGGTAATTTCATGCTTGAGGTCATGCCGATGGTTTTCGATGAGAAAAAGCTAATGAAAGTTATCGGGCCGCAGTACATGAAGACCGCGGTGCGCGAAGATCGTCCGGATGGTTTGCAGCCCGGGCACATTGCGGCATACCTCACCATGATCAGAGATAATCAGTATGACGTGATCGTGACTGAGGCGGATCAGAACAGCACGATCCGCTATGAAACATTCCAGGAGCTCTCAGAGCTATTGAAAGCCGGCGCGCAGATACCTCCGGACTTACTGATCGATTTTATGGATCTTCCTAATGCTGACGAGATTAAGAAGAGGATCCAGGAATACCAGGCCAACATGGCGGCCGCGGCATCTGCCGCGAAAGGTCAACCGGCGGCCTGAAGCGCCGGGAAATAACGGAGGATGATATGGCTGATCCAAAAGGGAAGGTAGACGTGAAGGTGCTTGAAGCAAAACTCGACAAAGGTGAAGAGCTCACTAAGGAAGAGGAACAGTTTCTTTTGGAGGATGAAGGTCCTGTCGATGGATTTGCCAAGCCTACGATCACGGATGAGCAGAAACCGGATGAAGAAAAAGAGGAGCCGGCCGTAAAGAGCGCGGAAGAGATCAAGGCGGAAAAAGATGCAGCGGTTGCTAAGCAGGCCAAGGATGACAAGATCAAGGCGTTAGGCCTGCCAGAAACTGCAACTAATGAGGAGATCACGGCCGCGGAGACCAAGATCCAGCAAGCCCAGGAAGCAAATGATCCATTTTTAAAGATCGAGAAAGAGCTTCAGAAGCCTGAAGGCCAGGAAGATCTTAAGGATTTCACGGTCCGGGAGAAAGCATATTTCCATCAGATGCGCCGGGACCGTAAGGCAAAGCAAAAGGCCGAGGAGGAACGTGATGGAGCTTTGTTTGAGTTATCCAAGGCCAAGAAAGAACCGACCAAGAAAGAAGAGCCGGCGGCCGCCAAAGATCCGTTGGAAGGCAGGGATGATACGGATTTCCTGACCGTTGCGGATGTCAAAAAGATTTTAGCCGGCGCGCCTAAGGACCAGTCTCCAGTTACCACCGCATCATTCGTGTCGAATCCGATGGTGCATAGTTTTCTTGAGAAGTGTGACGCAGAAGCATCCGGTAAGCTTGCCGACTATGAAGAAGTCATGGCGCTTACCGAAGAGATAATCAACACAAACCCTGCCTACCAAAAACAGGTAGTAGAAGCCCTGATGAAGGGCGATAACCCGGCCGTAAAGATTTACGAGCTGATAAAGGGAGATCCGGAGTTCTCCAAGCTTTTTCCAGTTGCTCAGACTAAGGTCAAAGCGAGGAAAAGCAAAGCGTCCGAGACGTCCGTTAAAAAAGAGGAGCCCAAAGTGAAGACCGCCGATGAGTTGGAAAAAGAGAAAAAAGCGAAAGAGGCGGAAGATGCTTTGGAGCAAAATAAAAATAAACCAAAGACGTCCGGACACGCGGAAGGAAAAGAGGTGCTTGAAGGCACAGACCTCACGATCGAACAGATCGCTTCCATGAGTGACATGGAGTTTCGGAAGCTCCCTAAAAAGGCGCGCCAGAAATACCTCGAGCTGTACGGATAATCATCCGGAGGAACACCAATGACGTTATCAGCCACCAATGCTGCTTTAAGGCCGGAGTTATGGCGGAAGCAGTTGTTTGCCGATGTAAGGGATTCATTGTATATGAATCGTTTTATCGGTACCACCGAGCAATCCATGATCCAGGAATTAGAGGATCTGAAAGCTGCTGCCGGCAGCAATATTAGTTTCGGACTCGGTATGAAGTTGTCCGGAGCAGGTAAGTCCGGGGATGATACCCTGGAAGGCAGTGAAGAGGCAATGGTCGATTACGATGAAGATGTCGCCATCGATCAGTTGCGCCATGCAGTACGTCTCACCGGTAACATGGACGAAAAAAAATCGGCCTACAGCATGAGGACCTCAGCAAAGAATCGTCTGGCCGACTGGTTCGCGGAGAGGATCGAGCAGGAGATTTTCGATAAGCTCTGCGGCAAAGCATCGTCCACCTTCGCAAACACCCCGACAGCTGCGGCCGCTTCCCGGTCCGTATTTGCCGGCGGCCAGTCTGCGGTAGGAAACGTAACCAGCGCCATGAAGATGGACACCAAAGTCTTGGACAAGGCTAAAGAAACCGCGAAGCTTGCGTCTCCTAAGGTCAAGCCGATCCGCGTAGGAGGCAAGGAGTATTATTTGGCATTCCTGCACACCTATGATGTGACCGCGCTTAAACAGGATCCGGTGTATAACCAGTCCGTCCGTGAAGCTGGTATTCGTGGAGAGGATAACCCGATTTTCTCGGGAGCCGTGTCGAATTACAACGGCATAATTATCCATGAGCACGAATACGTGTATCGTACCAATGACGGGAACGGAAGCGCGTATATCGCGCGTAACGTCCTCTGCGGTCAGCAGGCAGGCGTGATCGCCTGGGGCCAGCCGGTGAAGTGGGTCGAGAAATCGTTCGACTACGGAAACAGCTGGGGTATTTCCTGCGGCGCCATCTTCGGAGTTATCAAACCGTTGTTTAATAGCATTGATTACGGGGTGATAACAATGTTCACGGCATCCGCGGCAGCAAGTACTGCGTAAGTAATTGGGGCGGCCCGGGTGTAATGTCCCCGGGCCTCTCCGCTAACCGGAGGGATAAAACGTGGGACATACAGAAAGAATC